TTGAAAATTTTCATTTCCTCTTTAAACGTGTTTTTCTTGTATGATTCAAGTAACACGTTTTCTATTTTTGATTTTAATAATCCAAATTTCATTTTAATTTTTATTAATAAATATTAGTTTCCTAAAAGTTTATCTAATTCTTTTTCCATATCACCCAAAGAATTCTTGAATTTGGAAAGGTCAATATATGTATCCTCTGATAATAAATTTTCACTTTCAAGTAAAATATTATAATTATCTTTTGATTTTGACTCAGGTGTCATACCTGCTTCTCCACCAGGTTCAGGTCCTGGAGGTGGTGGCGATGGAATTTCTCCTCCTCCACCCATATCTGACATTCCTCCATCAGGTGAAGGAGGTGGAGTTGCAGATGCGTTTTCAGTACCACCTGTTTTAGTACCGTATAATTTATCTATATTATCAAAAATTCCTGTATGAGTGATAATTGTTGCGGTGTTTATTAGTTCCGCACCAACAGCTCTTTCAATTCTTTGTTGTTGTAAATCAAGTTTAATTTCGTCATCAGAAAACCCAAGAATATGTTTCTTAGCCCAAGTTTGTGATACAGGTGCAATACCTTCTTGTGAAGGAGCCACCGCATCTTTATACGCCAATAATTTTTCTTTCCAAACATCAATTTTAAGTAAGTCGGCTTGTGATGATGGATTTGTTAATCCTAATGTGAAGTTTGATAATTCGTCTTCAAAACCAAGTAAGAATAAATGAATAATTGCTATTTTATTAAGTTCTGCAATCATACATTTTTGTATTTTATTAATCGTCCTTGCAAAACGAATATCCATTAGTGACAAATCTTTTCCTCCACCAACAGGTTCTTCAAATCCTAAGAAGGCTTTTGGAACTCGAAGTGCGGTAACCAATTTCTTTTGAATGTATTCAATATCGGCAATGAGCACCAGGTAATGTTTCTATTGGACTTGCTTGAGCCGGGTCACGAACAGGTATAAAATAATCTTGGTCAACCGCCATTTGATTAAATCTCATATCCACATTTCCTGATTGACTATCAACAACTTGATTTCTTTTAAATTTGTTTGCAACACGTTGTACATATGGTTCAACATCTTTATCGTCCATATTACCAACAAACACTTTAAATACACGTCTTTCAGGAGCTCTTGATGTACGATATATTAACATAGCGTCTTCAGACAATAATAATTGTTTCCAAATACGCCTTGCTTTTTCTAACATCGAAGTACCGTATGGTAATTTTCTATCATCTCCTAATAGTCTAAAGTGAGCAATTTCCCATGAATTAAATTCCATGTCTTTCGCCTTCCATTTAAATCTTAAACCTTTGTTTTCAGGCAATTCTTCAACATTGTGAGACTTGGACGGCATACCTCTTTCCAAACGTTCTACTTCAATGTTTGGTAGTTGCATACAACCTACAATCCCCTTATCGGGGTCTAATTTTAGATAAACAAAATTATCTCCGTATTTACAAGTGTTTCTTGTCCACATTGGTAAATTAGTATTTATATCTAATTTATTATTAAATAAATCGGCTAAAACTGTTTTTATTCTTTTGGATTCAGAATAAATTTTTAATATATGTCCGTCTTTGTCTGGTGTTGTTGATTCTTCTGAATATATATCTAAAGCTGCAGATATTTCAGGAGTATATTCCATAGACTCATAATCGTAAAATGATGCAATCCTAGTTGGTTCGTAATAAACTGCCTGCTGATAAAGATTACTTTCTACTTTTTGCCATTGCTGACCAATATACATTGTTTGTTGAGCCTGTAGTTTTTCTCTTTCATATTCAGATTTATCTGTTGTTTTTAAAAGAGTTTTTTTATCAAACTTAAAAACAGGGGATTGTTGGTCCAATGTAGAATTAGGTCCAAAAACTCTACCTAATCTTTGCCATACTGTATATTTTTGTTCTGCCATTTTTTTTATTTTAAGTATACTATCACTATTTTATATTTAAACCTTTGTTCTACCAAATAACCATAAATAGTTTTCATAATCTTTTGGTGTCACAGAGTTTGTACTTGTCGGTATATATCCAAAATTTGATACGGGTAATGCCGGATTAAAGTTTTGAAATGATTCTTTAAACGTACTTGTTTCTGTTGTCCAAGAATTAATCATAGCCTTTGCTTGTTCAGTTGCTCTTTCTAATTGTGCAAATGAAGTTTCTCCTACATAAATAGCCATCGCCAATGCCATTATTAAATCATCATGTTGTCCTTTTTGATGATCAGGTCTACCATTTATATAAACAAAAGTATTTAATTCATTATAAAGTCTTTGAGATCTAACTCCAAAACCATGTCTTAAATATTCTTCAAAAGCAGCAACAATCTGAACTCTTTTTGAGTTAAAGTTTATACCGGGTATTTTTTCTAAAGATTTACTATCATATTTCCATTTATCACTTTGACTTAAGCCATCAACATATAAATTTTTATATCCTAACTCTTGTAGTTTTCTTGATGTGGCAACACCCATACCACCCGTTATATCGGTAACAATAAATGCGTTATATTGTCCTCCCCATTTAAATGCTATTTCTGCAACAACATCAGGTGGAACTTTTGCGATATATTCAACAACTTGTTCTCTTTCATCAAAATCTATAATTGAAAAAGTTGTAAAATCTTCACTGTCACCCCTAGATACGTCTAATCCTAAAATATATCTATGTCCGGGAATTGGTTCTTTCCATTGCCAAAGGGCTCCCCCCATCATTTTATTTTCGGGTTCTTTGATTTGTTTATCCTTAATTGATTTCATTGTTTCAGGAGGAATCACATTATCACCCGACCCTAAAAAATTGCACTCTAACTCTTGAGATATTTTTCTTCTATCAAATTTTAATTTTTTAGCCATAGCCTCAAACCAAGAACTATATGCCTTATACCCTGTTTCTATTTTTTGTTTTATTTCTTCAAAATTTCTATCACTAACTTTAATATCACTATAATCAATAGTAATATCGTTATCTACATATTCAGAACGATTCAGCATGTAATGAACAATATCATCACATTTAATTAATTTTAAATCTTTTGAGTATCTTGGATCTCGGTACCAATACATTTCAGTAATTCTAAAGTCATTCATACCTTTTATTGCTTGACTATATATCGAATAATATATCGGATCAAACCCGTTTGGTGTGGAAATTACAATAACTTTACCTCCTGTGGATAATGAAGCCATACATGCCGACCAAAAATCCTCATCGGCATTTATATATGCCGCCTCATCAAAAATAAGTATTGTGGGGGTATAACCTCTTAGAGCATCTTTTGATGTTGCAACCGCCTTAACTTCACACCCATTTGTTAACTTAAAATGTCTTTGTGAGTTTTTTTCATTAGAAAAAGTGACACCTATCCATTTAGGCCATTGATCAACAAACGCACGAACTTTATTAGCCATCTCAACGGCAGTATCCATTTTGTTTGCAATAATTAGTATTTTTTCGGGTTTCTTTTTATTTGCAAAAATTAACCTTTTAGACGCCCAAGCGGACGTAACAGTTGATACCCCGGCTTGACGGTATTTTAATGCGATATTTTCTTCACAAGTATCATAGTCATTTACTAATGTTACTTGATCATTAAATAATTCTAACGGTACGTACTGTGATTGTGTATTATCGTATGTTTGTAAATAAGTTTTTAATGCGTAAGGGGTATCTTTTACGCATCTTGCATATTCTAATAGTGCCTGTTCTTTGGTAATTGACATTCATTATCTATTATATCTTTTTATCATACTAAAAATTTCTTTTTTTGTGACGTTTGGGTATACATAGTTATTAATTAGATTCATAATGTTTTCTTCTAATTTTTTTACTTCATTTTTTTCTTCTTTTTTGGTTTCTTTAGATTCTACTTTTTTTGGTAACCCTTTGTGTTTTGTTTTTGCAAAATCTTTAGCATCTTTAACACTTATTTCTTTTGATACTTTACCTGCGTTTCCTTTTTTAGGTATGTCGCCTTTTTGCATTCCCCTAACAATACCAAAAAACTGTTGTTGTTTTTTTGAAACCGCCTTTTCTTTAATTTCTTTTTCACTAACAGACGCCGTATCTTTTGAAGAATCAAAATTTACTTTATTTTTATCTGTAACATTTTTTGCTGCATCTATGAACTTATCTTTATCGTTTTTATCCCCTAAATTGTAAACTTTAGTTAATTTTGTCTCTTCTTCTTTTGTTTCTTTTTTTGAAACTTTTTCATACAGAGCGGTTAATTGTTTAGAATTTAAATTTTCTAAAGTGTTTATAGAAAACCCTTCATAAAGTAATTTGGCTAATTTATAATTCATGTGTTTCATTTGCAACTAAATTTTTTTCCCATTTTAATACGATATCTCTCTCGTATAATTTATTTTCAACTTGTTCAATAGTTTCGCCGTAATGAAAAACCAATCTTTTATTTTTGTTTTGTAATATTGCATCACTATCAGACTTTTCCCAACCCAAGGCAATAACCCCATCAACTGAATCGTAAACACAGAAAAAATCTGAATTTTGTATTAGTTCAATATCAATGTTTGATTTTCCCAATACACCTACTTTTTTAATAAAATTTATATTAGGTGGTGACGGTTTTCCTGCCGCTGGTTCAGAATCCCAGTCTTCACCCCAAACATCATCTACATCAGAAAAAATAAATTCATAAATGTTATCCCCTCTGAAGTTAGGTCCAAGTTCATTTATATAAATTAGTTTCATATTATAGTTCCTCTTGGTGTAATTTTTACTTGTTTTTTATTGTTTATAAAAACAATATTTTCTTTATTTGTTTTTCCAACAAATTTAGCGTTTGGATTTTCTTTTAAAAAGAATTTTGCACTCATAAACTGGTTTGAATTTTCACATAAATTTTTTATTTCATTTATGATTTCTACCTTTTTTAATTTTTTATTTATAAAATCTTTTTTCTTTTTTTCCTCTAAAATATTTTTTTCTTGATTGTCAAATTTAAAATATTTACTTAAAACTTTAGATACTTTTGATTCTGTTTTTATTGTTGTTTCTTCAGGTGAAGTTGGCATTGGTTCTTCGTCATTAGATTCAGGATTACCAATACCCAAATCCTCATCAGACAAATCTAAATCACCCTCTTCACCCATATCATACTCATCATATTCTTCTAATTTGTCTAAAATATCGTCCCTATCCTCATCATCCAATTTTGATAAGTCAATTGCTGATAGAATTGAGTTTACAACATATTTTATGTCTTGTGAATCTAAACCTTTTTCTTTATCAAAAGTTCTTATTTTTTGACTTAGTCTACCTGTTAGTTTTTGTATTGTTTTTAAACTTGATGGTCCTGCGGATTCAGATTCTTCATCATCATCTTCT